CCATTCACTTGTAGCTTATAGTCTCCAGCATCAGAGGTTGTGTTTATTAAGAGTTCTCCACTTGAGGTTATATCCATTCTTCTATTGCCATTAGTATAAAATGCTATATTATCATTTTCTCTATTTTCAATAATAAATAATGAACTTGATAAAGAAAATTCTGCACCATCAGTAGATGTAATTCCTGTTGTACTATTAGTTAATCTTATTCTTGGTGTAGAAGCATCATAAACTTGTAAAGCCACTCCATTCACGGATGTAGGGTTCGTAGTTCCAATCCCTACATTTCCCCCTGATGTGATAGTCATTCTTTGCAAAGAATTAGTAAAAAACTCCATATTCCTTGCTCCTGTACTGTATAAAACAGTTGCATAAGCACTTGCAGAAAATGATGTTCCTGCAGAATTTTCTCTACCAAAATATGAAGTACCTCCTGTGTTAGTTAATTGATACCAAACAGAATTAGTTAATCCGCTTCCTGTTGATATAGCAGCACCAGTAACATCTATTTGATACCTACCTGATGAATATACATTCCCCGCCACTTGTAGCTTATAGTCTCCTGCGTCTGAAGTAGTGTTTATTAAGAGTTCTCCCCCACTTGTTATTCTCATTCGCTCTGCACTATTTGTTCCAAAAAGCATTGCATTATCATTATGCACATATTGAACAAAGCCAGCATAAGAAGCAGTACCTGTTCCCGTAGCATCACCAAAAAATAAATTACCTGTTCCTGTTGTTGTAGAGCCTAATTGAATATAGGAATTAGCGGTTGTTCCGGGTGTTCCTACTGTTAATTGATAGTTTGGACTCGTAGTACCTATACCTACGTTGCCACCTGATGTGATACGCATACGTTCAGGGAAGCCTGTTCCAGTACCAAATGTTAAATTGTTATATCCATAAATTGCTAAATCAGAAGCTGCGCCACCTGCTAATGCCTGTGCTGCTGCACCAATTATTCCTATTGATGTACCACTATTAGAAATTCTTAAAAACCCTCCTGATGCGTTTGTTGAATTAAATCGTGCAAATTCTCCAGTAGAACCAGCATCAACATGAAGGGTAGCTTGTGGGGAAGAAGTACCTATACCCACCAATCCACCCGAGGTGATGCGTAGTCGTTCGGTGTTTGATGTGTTAAATATAGTATTTGATGCTGTTGCATTGTTCAATACCATATCATTGGCTATATATCCAACATAGCCCAACCTCGTTCCACTTTGCCGATAGTCAACAATGTTTGAAGCAGCATCTGTCCTGTTTATTGTAATCCAAGCCCCGGCTGCTGTCCCTTCAATGTGTAATTTACTTAAAGGACTTGTACTACCTATACCCACCAATCCACCCGAGGTTATTCTCATTCGCTCCGTGTTGTTAGTACCAAATGTTAAAGCCCCACCATAGAAATTAGTTATATCGGCTAAATTAGTACTATTATTAAAAGTAAAATTAAAACCATTTGAATCTGATTTTGCTCCTTTAATTTGTAGTGTTCCTACACTCGCTCCACTTGCCGCTCCGTTAGTCGTTATTTGACCTATTGTTTCTAATGCGGTTGCTGGGGTAGTAGTATTAATCCCAATATTAGAACTTGATTCATAAATAACACTATTCCCTATTGCAGATGAAGAAGTAAACTTGGGTATGTAGTTGGTAGTACCACTTCCAGAGATACCGCCTAATCCTGCTAATGTATAAGTCGGAACATTTAAAGTATTAGAAACAAATGTAGCCGAACCACTTGAACCCGTTGTGGTTAATGTTATCGCTGATTGTTTGTTATTAAAAGTACTCCAATCGGTAGAAGATAAAGCACCTCTATTCGTAGCACTTGCAGTAGGAATATTTAATGTAATCGTTCCACTTGAAGTAATAGGACTTCCCGAAACATTCACATCAGTTCCACTTGTTCCTGCACTCAACCCCACCGAAGTAACTGTTCCCGAATTATCATCTGTCCAAGAAGCAGTTATAGTACCAGAATCTTGTTGCGTTAAAGTAAGTGTTTTGGTAGTTGTTCCTGTAACCGCAGCACTTACAATCATATTATCGTAAGCACTATTCCAATTCGTAGAATTATCCGTTAAGTAAGATATTGTTCCAGCTATACTTTTTACAATACCTGTACCACTTAAAACCGCTTGATATTGAGGAATGTTTAATGTATTTCCTACGAGTGTAGCTGCTCCCGAAGTGCCTGTTGTTGTTAAAGTGATAGTAGCTTGACCACCAATATCACTTAAAACCTCTGCCCCTGTTCTGTAAGTAACAACATTAGAAGCATTTAAAGTCAAAAATTTATCGGGGTCGGTAGGAGTATTCGCAACACTCGTTAAAGTCAAATTATTACTAAAGGTCTTTGCTCCACTTATCGTTTGAGTAGTTCCTATCGTTACATAGCCATCCGCAATATCAGTTTCTATAATAGTCGCTAACGCAGTTACAGTACATTTATAGGAATAACCCGAAGAAGGGTCTCCCACTAACATTAAATCACTTAACGCAGGGGTTCTACTTTGGAGTTCCGATATTTTCTTATTAGCCATTGTACGCTTTTAATATAAATAGTAATATTTTAAAATTGGTATGTACTCGGAACTTGGCATCTGTCTGCGATATAAGGTAGTTCGATAGTAATATCCGCTCTGATTCCTGCCAACAAATCGGGAGTATCTTCGGTAAAGAAAGTCAAAGTAGCACTTAACCCTTCATCAAAATCAAAGTTATTGTACCTTAATTGAGCAATAATATCTTGGCAGATTTCTAATTGGTCACTCAATACCTCGGTTTCATTAGTGTCCTCTGGTAGCATTCTATCAAAGAAATATAAAGAGAAATTTAAAGTAACATTTCTTTCTCCAACAGAACCACCTGTTAAATCAAAGAATAACGAAGGATAAATATTCTCCGTTCCTCTTGACAAGTAATCAGACAAATCACCGAAGTAAACGCTTTTTATCTGCTTGTGTGCATTTGCGAGGCTTGTTATCTGTGCCACTATCTGATTTAATGTCAGTGCCATTTTCTTGTTTTTGTAAGTAAAGCCGTAGCTTCTTTTGATTTTTTAGAGAATAGGTTTTATTCGCCACAACAACGATTTATGTTACCTTGATATTTTTCCTCAAAACTCTTGCCCCTACAACAATCGGAATCATCTAACCAAATAGAAGTAGTATAGGCTTGTCTTTCTGGAATCATCGTATCGTAAGTAGAACCCGGATTATTGTACTCTGGGAAAGTATTAAAGCCACTTCTATCAATTAAATATTTAACCATTCTTTGTTTGTAGAACTCGGCTCTTGACCTGTATCTATCGGCTACATCAATAATCTCCGCAGCCGATGGGTTTTCTTGCCCTTCCCCCGATTTACGAACCATTCCCTTATTATAGAACTGATAACTCAATCCCATAGGAAGTTCGCTCATTACATAATAAACGAGTGTCGGTGTTATGTAAGTATCTAAAAGGCTCGTTTCGTTTTGCGTTAGGTTGTTATTAGCAACTCCATCTTGCAACCTTTCGTATAATGCCGTTCCGAGTGCCGGAAGGATATACATATCTTGAGCGGTTAAGATTTCGGGATTAACCAATTTTTCATCTACGTTATTATGTAAACCGGTTCTATCCTTGATAGTATCTACTGAAATAAAAAGTATGTTCCTGCTCATTTCTTATTTTTTAACAACTACAACTGCGTTCCAAGTGTGTCTGCATTTAGGGGAGTGAATGTTCGTATCGGGTAAAGTCCACCAACCACCGGCACGAGCAAACACATCATATCCTAATCTTGCTGAAATCTGTTCTATTTCTCCCCTTGTATAAAGTTTTTTCAAACTCATTAACCTTTGGCAAAAAGGTCTGGAAGTATTCATATTCCTATCTTTTTGAGTAGTCCTCAAATAATCCCAAGAATATTCATAACGAACCAGAAAACTTGTCTTTAAAGGCTTATCCAAAATCTTATTTAAAGGCTTTAATAACTTACTGACTTGAGTATCTACATCGTATTCGAGAATCTCTAAAGCCACTAATTTATTAATCCTACTTTGTACTTCATCTTCTTCGATATCCAAAACCTTGGCAATATCTGAAG